TCTGCGGCAGCTGCTGGAACCATTGGCCGATGTTGGTCAGGAACTGGCTCCCCGCGTCCATGGCCTTCTGCGGCAATGATCGGAACCATTGTCCGATTTCGTCGAGCTTGGCCTTCACCGGTTCCACGAACGTGGCCGTGAAGTCGTTGACGGCGGTGGCTCCGGCGTCGCCGGAGAAGAAGCTGAACAGGCTGCCGGCCATGTCGGCCAGCGAGCCCATCGGGTCGAGCAGGAAGCCGATCACCTGGCCGAGGATGGGGAACTTCTCGTTGAGCCAGTCGATGCCGTCGGCGAGTTTGCCGACTGCGGTGGCGATCCCGTCGATGACGCCGGACACGGTCTCGACCACGTCGGCCACGGCGTTGATGTACGCGGCGAATCCCTTGGCCGCAGCGGCGGCCGTGTCGAGCCCGTCACCCGCCCCTTCGGCGGACTTCTTGCCGCCGTCCAACGCCTTGCCGAGCCGTTTCAATGAGCCGAGGGCGTCGCCGAGCGCGGAGAATATGCGTTCGAGCGCGTCCATCCACGTGTCCAATGCGCCGCTGTCGGAGAGAGTGTCGGTGAATTTTTTCACCCATTCGGCCACGCGTTTGAGCTGGTCGGCCATCTTCTGCACGAGGTCGGCCGCGACCTTGATAACCGCGCCCAGCAGTTCCGCGGAGCCCTTGGCCGAGTCGAAGCGGCCGGCCGCTGATTCGGCCATGTCGCCGGCACCACGGAAGGCGTCAGCGACGTCGCCGATAGCGTCGAACAGGCCGCCCAGTGCGCCGGCAAGCTGCTGCACGGCCCCGGTGTCTTTCAGCGCGGCGATGAACTTGCTCCACCATTCGACGGTGTCGGCCACCCAGTCCGCGAAGTCGGAGAACACCGTGCCCACGTATTTGAGCACGTCCTCAATGGCGGAGACTATCGCGCCGTCCGGCACGAGGCCCTTGAACGACCCGGCGATGCGGTCTACCGCCTCGGTGACGCGGCTGCGCGCGGATTCGAACGCCGTGGAGATGGTGTCCTTGAACCGGGTTATCGCGCCGGTCTTGTCGAGCTTGTCGTACAGGCCCGTGATCCACTTGCCCGCTTCGGAGAACTTCTTCTTCACGTCCGTGACCATGCCGGCGGCCGCGTCGCCCACCTTGCCGAACTGGGAGCTGAACCTGTTGATCGCGCCGGCGATGTTCTCCACGCCGACGGCATCGATGATCTTCTGCACGGCCTTGGCGACGCGGTTCTTCACGTTCTCCATGGCCGTGCCGATGCCCTGGGTCGCGTCCTTGGCCTGCTGTGCGAACGAGGCGTATTTGCCGAAACCGTTCTGGTTCAGTTCTATGACCTTCTTGTTGAAATCATCGAAACTGATTGACCCGTTTTTCATGGCCTCATACAGGTCGTTTGAGTTCTTCCCTGCGCCCAGCATGGCCTCGGCCACTTGGTTGAGCTGGCCCGGCATTGCGGCCTGAATCGAACGCCATGCCTGCATGTCGACCTTGCCGGCACTTAGCATCTGCGTGTACTGGGTGAGCGCGTTCTCCTGCTCCATGGTCGAAGCGCCGCCGGCGAGCATGGCGTTATTGAACGCCAAAGCGATGTCGGTGGCCTCGTCGAGGTTCGAGGTCAGTGGGGCGAGCTGCTGGACCATGCCGGTCATGGCCGAGCTGGTGGTGGGCAGACCGTCGAGCGCGTCACTGATCTTCTTGATGCTCGCGGCCGCATCGGTGGCCGAATATCCGAGGTTCTTCATGACCTTCGGGAAGTTGTTCATCTGGTCGGCGCGGTCAACTGCGGAACCAAGGCTGGACGTGACGACGGACGCGACCTTGCTGAACACGTTGGACGTGATGCCGGCCACGGCTCCGACCTTGGAGGCGAATCCGACGGACAGTCCCTTGCCGATGCTCTGTCCGGTCTTACTGCCGGTGGTTTTGGATGCGTCGCCGAACGCTTTTTCAATGGCCTTGCCGACGCCATCCATGGAGGGCACGATGGGCACATATGCGGTGGCGAGATTATAGGCCATTGTTTCGCCTTCCTCTGTTCGGTTATGGTTGTCCGGTCTGCGGCCGGTTCTCCACACGGTTCACGGTCGTGAACCGTTGGCTCATGAATCGGTTGAGCTGTTCGACGCTCATGCCAACGGCCTTGATGGTGCGCGTGCGACGGATGGTGTTGCCATCGGGTTCTGGGTTCTCTGATCCGGCTTCCATGGCCGGGCCGGTTGCTTCCGGCGTGGCGTGGTGTTGGCCGGGGCGCGGCAGCGGCCGGGGTTGCGGGCCGCGTTTCCTTGGGTCGCCGTTTGCCCAGATCCACTGGTTCATCTGTTCGATGCGCAGCACGGCCAGATACTGGTCGAACGTCCACGCGCGCGGCGTGTCCAACGTCTGCCAGACGAGTGAGCCTGCGGGGAGGTTCGCGGCCAGTGCGGCCGTCTCCAACGGGTCCAGGTCGTGCATGCCGAGCCCGTACTCCCTTCTCATGTCCGCCGCCAACTGGTCAGGACAGCGGTCGAGCAGGAGCACGAGCGTCATGAGTTTGGGAAAGCCTTACCCATCTCCTCGAACAGCTCGGTCAGGAAGGTGCCCATAGTTTCGCCGTCGATGCGCCCGTCTGCGCCTCGCAATCCGTTCTTGACCTTGTCGTATGAGTCGCCTAACAATCGGCGTAGGAACGGGATGATCTGCAAGGCGTTGCCCTTCGGATCGGCCTGAAGGTCATAGAGCGATTCCATGAACTCCCAATCGTCCAAAACCTTCGGGTCGATATCGATATCGATTCCACGGACGTTGACACGGCGAACCGTATTCTTGGACTGCTTGTGGTCCTGTGGTCGTCCTGCAATCTGGCTGACATTGGCGCGGCGGTGGTTTCGGTTGCGTGACATTGACGTTCTCCTCGAAGAAAAAAATCTCTCCTTGACGGTTAAAAAAGAATTCCCCTCGCGGCAAGGAGAGAATGAAGGAATCCGCGAGGGGACGTGTTGGCTAGTCGAGCCGGTGGATGCGCGGGGTCAGGTCGATGTCCATGGTCTTCCCTTCGGCGACGAACACGCTGACGGTGTAGGTGCCTGTTTCGAGCTTGACGGACGGATTGCCCAGTGAGTCGTGAACGCTGATACTGCCGCCGAACTGGACTCCGTAATTCCAGCCGTTGCTGTTGTCGCACGTGAGCATGTAGGTGCCTGCGTCCAGTCGCACGGATACGCTGATTTGCGCCCACGCGGTCGCCGTGCCCTTCACGTGCACGGTGTGCCCGTCCCTGCTGGTGAACGTGACGCCGTTCATGGTATAGGGCAACAGGGAAGCGAACGAGGGCACGAGGTTCGCTAGCTCATACCCCCCCCCTCAAGGCTTGTGACATCGGGTTTCATCCACTCGTGCGCGGTGTTCCCGAGTTCGAGTTGGATTTTCAGGTTGCCCGACACTCTGCCGGCCGTGACGCCGCCACGCAAGATGCGCAGCTCGACGCGTGTGGTCCCCTTGGGGATGGTGACCACGGTGTTGTTTTTCCCCTGATAGACGCCGCCGAGGCTATTCGCGTTGGCGTAGATGCCGATGATCAGGTTTCCGGGCACATCGCCCGTGTAGGAGATGATGAGAGGCACGCCAACGATGCCTTCGGGCACGTCGAACTCCCAGCGCACGCCCTTGTGCAATGGCACCGATTCGGTGCCGCTGCTGAAATCAAGCGACCCGTCCTGCGCCACGGTGACGGTCAGACCGTTGCCCGACGCGGGACCGTAGGCGAGCAGGTTACGGGATTTGACCGTGACCGGCACCTTTTTGCTGATGTTCGGATTGGTTGTCGACTTGATGGTGATTGTGGTGGCTCCGGGGGTCACGCCGGTGACGCTTACCCCACCACTAAATACTTCAGCCATGGTTCACTCCTTTTCGAGAGATCGATGCGATGGACTTGTCAGCGACAGTCGCGGTCACCGTCTGGTCTGCGCCCTCCGGCAGCACCTTGACGTCGAGGCCCGCGGTCTCGCCGACCCTGAGGGTCAACGACTCGGGCGTGACCTGGATGCCGGTGGGTTTGGGCGGCAGCGGGGCCGGCAGCACGGCCTCGCCCTTGGCACGCGCATACGAGCCATTGACCGTGCAATCCACAACAGTGACCACCTGACCGGTCTTGCCGTTTACCTGACCGTCCAAGGGGAACACGGTCCAACCGAACGCGAGGTCTACCACCGTGGCGCTTTCAACAACCGGTTTCGCGTCCGCGCTGGTTATCTTGTATCGACGCTGAAGGCCGGATGCTGGAGCCTCCGACACATTGACCTGCTGGCCCCCTTCACGGGCCGAGACAGTCACAGTCAGAGGCGTCAGCCTTTTGGGATACCGATATATTCGATGGAGGTGACACCATCGCCCATGTCGTTCGCGGCCACAGTGAGGTCATAGCCGAGCACGTCGCTCGAATGCATCTGGCGGTCGCCGAATTCGGAACGGGTTGCGGAACCGATGACGGCACGGTCCTTCACGTTGCCGGTTGCAACGATCTCGAACACGAGCGAGACCGGTGTATCGTCGGGCATCTGATGCTTGATGACCATGCTCTTGTCCTTGCCGGTCACCGCGTCGTTGCCGTAACGCAGCTGGGCAGCTGCCTTGCGCAGGAACTCGATGAGCACGAACTTGTAGGATTCGGCGTAGCTGGAGATGACCTTCATCACGGTCGTACCGTTCGCGTCCTTTACTTCGGCGGTGTCGGTGTCAGTCGTGTTGGTGATGCCGTCCTCCGACAGGTAGCCGATGAGCTGGAAAGCGGGGTCGAGTGCGCTTTCCGAATCGGTGGGCAATGCGGTGCCGACGGGTGCCGCGTACGCGTAGCCGCCGACCTTGAACTTGCCGAACGACACGTTTGTGGAATCGTTCTTCGTTGTTGTTTCATTAGCCATGATTAGGCCCTTTCTGGAAATGATGCTCATTCGTCGGTCTTGACGGTGAGCTGGATGAGTATCTGGTAGCGTGGCCGTCCGTCCGGCATGGGGAAGTCGGTCAGGCCGGTGATATCCCAATCGGCCACCTCGGGCAGTTCAACGATGCGTTTCAACCGTGGCAGCACGAGACGCTGTGCCACGTCCGAAGCCTCCCAGCGTGAAGCGGCCCACACCTGCACAGCGATCAATGGTCTCGACACGAACCGGCCTTCCGAACCTCCCGTGCGTTCCACGGTGACGAACGGGATACGGTTCGTGGCGCTGGATTCGGCGGGAACCTCGAAGCTCGCGGGATAATCCTTGAGTTCGGGTGCCGCGTTGAGCCAGTCCATGACCAGCTTCTCCGCGTTCATCAGCCGCCTCCCAACGCCTTGGCGAGCGTGTCGCGCACGGCGTTATCGATGCGCGCGGCGAGATTATCCGTATGCACGAGCACCGTCGCGCCCTTCTCGTTCGCCCGCGGGCCCTCCGCCGTGTACGACGGCTGCCCCGCGTGAGTCGGCGCGGCCATGGAGTTGGCGCGGGCCGCGATCTTCTGTGCCTCCGACAAGGCGGCGCGAGCGCCCTCGTTGCGCCTGTACGCCTGGAATGCCGAATAATGCAGTTTCACCCGTTTCATGCACTATCCCTCCGCGTCGGTGACTTCGACCGTGAGATTCCATGCAGTCGGCTTCATGCCGCCGCCCAATGGCCTCGGGTCTCCGATCACCTCGTAGTCATGTGAATTGATGCGCACACTCGCCCCGCGCAGACTCCGGTATGCGTAGCTGCGGGGGAAGAGGCAGGTGAATGCAACGGTCACGCCGTCAGGTCGAATCGAGTCGGTGGCGTTGCTCATCGCGCCTGGTGAGACGAGCACGTTGTCCACCGACTCGATATCGACCTTCGTGACTGGCGAGCCGCCGGGGTCGGTCTCGCCGGTCGGCGTGTAGCGCACCACTTTCACGGTCTCGCCCCTCATGACGCCTCCCCGTTTGACAGGTCGATGCTGTAGAAGCGTTGGCCGGTGAGCCTGAGCGCCTTCTTCTGCCCTTTGGACAGGTAGAATTCGCCGCGAGGGTTCGCGAATGTCATGGACTGGGTGAAATTGCCCGCCGTGAGGCTGAGATTGCTGGCACCGGTGGTGTCGAAACCAGCGCCCTCGGTCTGCATGTCGGATGAGATCGCGTCCTTGGCGAGCTCGCAGGCGATGCGTTCAAGCGTCGCCTGCGATATGTTCCGCCAATCCGGGCATTGTTCGCGGAGGAACTGCGAGGCATCGGCCAGACGCTGATCCACATAATCGGGGTCGTCCGGCATCTGCTTCCAGCGTTTGGCCAATTCCAAATGCGTGGCAAATGGGTTTTCTTCCGTTTCATCGACCATGACGGCCTCCTTAATGTCAGAATGCGATGATGCCGAAGCCGCGTGCTGCGGCCAGCAGCATGTCCGCCTGCGCCCGTTCCGCGTCGGTGAGAGGATGCCACCGGGCTTCCAGATCCTCGTGAGGGGCGAACACGGTATTGTCAGTCATCGGACACCACCGTGGCTATGGACTTGTCAGCGACAGTCGCGGTCACCGTCTGGTCTGCGCCCTCCGGCAGGACACGTACCGTCACATTGGTTGTCTCGCCGGCTCGGACGGTGACGGTTTCAGGACTGGTCTCGATGGATTGGGGTGCCGGCGTCACACTTTTGGGGCTGCGATCACGAAGGCGGGGAAGCGCTTCGTCTTGTCGGGCTGCACGTCGTTGATGGGGTTGGCGATTTGGAAGCCGACGCGGAACACGACTCGCATGGCGACGCAATCCTGCTGGGCGAGGTTCAGAATCACCTTGCCGTTATCGTCCGAGATAACCGACTGGTCAAGCATCTTGTAGGTGATGTCCTGACGGATGCCGACCACGAAGTTCGACCAGTCCGCGCCGAGCAGCACGGCCTTGGTGGAATCCCACGCGCCGTTGTCGACCTCGTTGAGATCGAAGCCGTAGAGGGTGGACGGCGCGCCGGAGGCGAGCGAGGGCACGTAGATCGGGGTGCCGTTGGTGTTACGCAGGCCGATAAGCTCCCAGTTCAGGCCCGGCTTGCCGGCGAAGCCGTTCATGGCGAAGCCCTGTTCGGCGAGCTTCTGTCCCATGGAGGCCACGTCCTTGGCGAGGTCCTTGCCCTGGGTGAGCGTGTTGCCCGCCGTGATGGCCTGCGGGATGATGCCGTCCGGGAAGCTGGACGGCTTGTCCACGCCGAAAAGGGTCGCCTGGTCCAGCTTGTAGCCGAGCGCGGAAGCCAGACGCGGCATGACCTCCGGCCAGATTGGGATGCCGGAATCCGCGATAACGGCTTCGGGGATGGGCACGATGGCCGCAAGTTCCTCGGCCGTGATGCTCAGGCCCGACCACTTCATCTTCGTGGTCTGTTTCAGGCCGGTATCACCGCCCACCCAGTAGGCGATCGGCTTGGAGTCAAGCACCGGCTGCGTGCGCGTGCGGGTGCTCATGCGAATCTGACGCATACGGGTCAGGGACACACTCGACTTGGGAGCGTCCTGGATAATCTGGGTGGCGTATTCGGTGGGGATGAGTCCGCCGCCGAGGTCGCCGCTGGTGATGATGGAGTTCACGTTGGAAGTCATCGTCATACCTTCTTTCTATGAGGTGGATTATTTGCGTTTCTGCTTGAGGAACTGATCGCGAAGCCAATCGCCGGATGTGTCGGATGGCGCGGGAGGCTGGTTGGATTCGGAGGAGGCGTGCACCTTCGGCTTGGTCTTCTCGGCGATGTAGTCGGCGAGCGCCTTGCCGTTGGCTTGCATTTCTTCGAGGGTGGAGCCGTGGAGCAGTGCGATGGGCACGCCGGTTTCCTTGGAGACCTGCGTCTTCCATTCGTTCTGCTGTTTTTCCGCCTCGTAGGCGGCGTTCTTGGCTTCAAGCTCTTTGATGTGCTTGGCGGTCTTTTCGGCTTCGGACAGTTGGGCCTCCTTGAGCTGTTGCAGTTCGTCGGCGGCTGTCTTGTTGTCCTTGGCGAGTTTCTCCCATTTGCGGGAATGGGCGACGGCCTCCTTGTATTTGGCCTCGTAGTCGATTTCGGGCGGCTTCGCTCCGTTCTCGGTCGATGCCGCCTGCTGGTTGCCGTTGGCCTCTTCGGTCATGGTTCCTCCTAGTGGGTTGGGCCCGTTTCGGGCATAAAAAACCACCCGTGCGGGTGGTTGGGGAAAATTCAGTGCGAACGGGACGGTCTGGGTACTCCATACCCGTCCTTGTATCGGTCTGGGTAAAGCCGGCGCATCAGGTAGACAAGCGTGTTCGGGTCGTTGGGATTGTCGGGATTGCCTTTTGTGGTGGCCTTTATCATCCGATAGGTGTCGTCGTCCAGGCCGCCGTTCTCGATGAGGCTGCGGGCGTGCATGTATTCCGAGTACATGCGGTCAGGGTCATAACCCTCGATGTGAGCTTGGTCCCTGTCCCATTCGGGCACGATCTGGCAGTCGCAGTCGTCGTGGAACAGTCTGAACGAGCCTTTGACGTATTTCGCGGTCTTCTCGCTGCGGTACACCCAGCCGCGCGAGCAGAGCATAGTGCAGAACGCGCACGTCTTCGCGCCTCTCGGCACGCGCGCGTACCGGGGTTCGGACGGGTCGTGCTCGCACAGGCGGGCGATGGTTTCGCGCCCCGAATACATGACCCAGCGTTGCATCGCGCCGACAAGATACGCCTGCATGGTCTGCGGGTCGGTCCACAGGTGGCCGGCCTGCCAGCGTATGGTCTTGTCGATGCCGTCGCCGGGAAACGAGTCGGACAGGTCGTACTCCCATGATTCGGGCACCGATTCGCCACGGACGCGCATATACCATTCGTAGGCGGCCTGTGCCGCGAGGTCGCCGTATTTGGCGACCAGTTGCGGCACGTAGTCGAGCAGCATGTCACGCTGCCATTCAGGGCTGAGCTGTTGCAGCGTCTCCCACAGTTTCGCCAGATCGCGGCGTGCCAGTTCCACCGCCCGAGCTTGGCTGGCTTGCAGCTGTTCCAGTTGCCGGTTGTCCGTCATCCTTATTGCCTCCGTTCACGAGGGAGTCAAGCACGCTGCGGGTCTCGGCCTTGCGCTTGTCGACCAACAGGCGTGTGATATCGGAATCCGTGTAGCCGAGCTTCTCCAACACCACGTCGGAGTTGGCGAGCCATGGAATGGCCGTCACCTGCTTCACGATGGCATCGGAGAGCGCGGCCTGCGATGGGCGTTCGGGGTCACGCCAGTTGACCTGCAAGCGGTCGAGCTCGTCGCTGTCCTCGCTGGTGCCGTTGAGGATGGCGATGTCCCTCGCGGCCTTGCGTAGCTGCACGCCGATGGCGCGGCAGGCGTTCTTCGCCTCGATGACAAGTTCGCTTTCCGCCGCCATGATCGCGTCGGACGAGGAAGGGCCGGAATCCGTCATGACGCCGAACTGGCTGAGCGGCACGCCGGTCGCGCCGCTCATGCGTGCCGCGAGGGCGCGAAGCATGTCGGTGTGCGGCTGCATGGTCATCTGCGTGAACTGGCCGATGACGGGCGCTTGGCCGTCCTCGTTGAGGCTGATGTTGAGCATCTTCGAGATGGTGGCTTCCCAGCCGGTCAGCTTCTTGCCGTTCTTGTCCTCGGGCGGCTCGTCCGCGCCGATGAGGTAGCGTTGCGGGCTCGAATAGAATTCGGCGCTTACCTCCATGCGCAGCATGGTGCGCACCGCCGTGTCGGTGATGCTCATGACCTCGCGGCTGATGCGCGAGCGGCCAAAGGGGCGGTTCAGGTCCTGATGGTAGGGGATCAGGTAAACGGGCACATGATCCATGTACGTGTTCTGGGGAGCGTCCGCATGATAGCGGCCTGATTGCGTGCGGCGTATACGAATCGTGTAGCCGGGCATGTAGAGCATGAGTTCGGAAGGCACGATGGTGTTCGCCTGCGCGTACTGTGAGCGGTCGATATCGGTTATCGACAACGCCGCCGACAGGCCGCGACGGGCGTAATCCCACAGGCCGGTCTCATAGAGCGCGCTACGGAACGACACGGACACCTTCGAGCGCAGACCATCCTCGGGTTCCGCGCTGCGCACGTTCAGGAACGAGCATGAGTGAGTGAGCGCGCTGCGGATGGCCTGCGGCAATTCCACGTCGAAGTCGTTGTCTGAAAGAATCGAATCCAAACCCAACGGATCGCGGCTGTCGTCGCCGACTCCGACGAAACCATCGAACACGATGCGGTCGGCCAAAGCGTCCACCGATTTCTGCGGCCAGCCCACGACCTCGCTTATCCCCGCCATGCTGTCCGGCACGGCGATGGACAGATTCTTAAGCTCGTTGCGCCCGTCGTAGTATTTGGTGCGCAAAAGGTTACGTTCGAGCTTCTGGGACCATTGACGTATCATCAAATCCCACGGTTCTCGGCACTCGTCGGGCAGATTATCGACCTGCACGTTTTCAAGACTGGGAATCTGCATCAGAATGCCACCGCCTTCGCTCTTCTTCCCGGATGACGTTTGGAAGTCTTGACGTTCCAATACGCGAGAGCCACCGCTTCCACGGGACTCACGTCGATGTTCTCCATGGACGGCTCGTAGCCGAACCCGTCGCCGATTTTCCTGTGCTTCGCATGACCCACCGCCTCGTCAAGCAGAGGTTGGCCGAAATGGGTAAGCCCATGGTCGTTCACGGCCTGTTCGAGCATCGAACAAGCGTCCGCCACGTCGGAAGGGCGCGGAACCACGATCACTCTTTTCGACACGCCCTTGTCGATGAGGCTGTTGACCAGGGTGGGGGCTCCCACGCGCCCGTCGATGATGATGCCGATGGCGTTGCGCCATCGTTCCGCACCGTTCTTCTCGGCGGTCAGCCAGTCGGCCAGCCAGCCGGTGCCGCCGCGCATGCTGCGCGAGGCGATGACCTCCACGTGCGGCAATTCACTCGACTTGCGGGGCGGGCGCACGCACGCCACGAGGGTGACGTTCGCGCCGTCCGCGCTGAACTTGACCGCATACGAGTTGTAGCCATCCATGCAGGGCTTGTCGGTCTTGCACTTGGCCCACTCGTCAACATCGATATCGGACAGCGCGCCGGCCTGATCGTTCCACCAGCCGAGACGTTCGCGGGCGAAACCGTCCGGCGTCATCTTCTCCGACTCGGAAACGACCACGCTTTTCAACAGGCGGGTGCCGAGCGATGGATTGTACCGGTACCAGCGTTGCTGGTCGTGCACGTCGCCGATCTCGGTCGCCGCCCATTCGAACCAGCACAGGTTCTTCGGCGGCTTGTCGCGATGCGCGTTGCGGCGCATGCGCGCGAACACCGTGCCCGGCGAAGTCGGCGGGGTCGGCGTGCCCGTGTAGATGGTCAACGGATTGCCCGAGGGTGCCGACGAGATGGCGGGCTGTATGGCCTCCATCTGCTCGTCGGTCAGCTCCTGCGCCTCGTCGCACACCAGCACGTCCACCGTGAAGCCACGGCCCGAACTCTTCGAACGGGCGATGAACTCAATGCTGCCACCGTTCTTCAACACGATGGCCTCCTGACCGTTCGTGGCCCGGATATAGGTGACCAACTCCGCCAGTTCGGGGAACTTGCGCGCGTTCTCGAAGTAGTATTTCATACGCAGGAAATGCTTGCGGCAGGTCTTCACCTCATGCGCCGTATGCAGAATCTTCATGCCGAGGATCGCGGCAAGGTACAATTCCGTGAACTCGAGAATCGCGTTCTTGCCGTTCTGACGCGGCACCGCGCACCCGCAATCCGACGCCGCCCATTGCAGCTTCGAATCCGTGGCGAGCCAACCCTCAAGCACGATGCGCTGCCACTTGTCCGGCTTCATATCGTAGCCGGCGGCGAGCGCGCACGCCTCGCCTCCCTCGGACTGCACGTGCTTGGGAACCAGAGCGAAGCTAGGTTCCTGTACGCCTCTTCGTCTTGCCACCCTCGATCACCCTCAGCTTCCGTCGTTCGGCTATCTCATCGAGCGGCGTATGCCGCTCCTGCTTCTGGACTTCCGCCGGCATGATCTGGCTGCGTGCGGCTGGTGTGATGCCGTAATCCTGCAGTAGCTTGTTCAGTATGGGCACGCTGGCGAAATTGCCGGAACCCCAGATGTCCGCGTGGATCAGGGCGGCGTTCATGAGGTTGTCCCAGTCGGCCTCGGTCCACGAGTCCGCGCCGGGGGTGGAAGCCAAATGCTCCCACCATCGCACGGTAGCCTCCGGCCATTCGATGCCGTCAGGCAACTGTGGCTGCGTTATCGTGGTCTTGGCCAACTGGGTCACCTCGAATCAATGTCTAGGAGCCGCTGGAGCGACTCGCGCGAGCGGAACCGGCGGCACGAGAGAAATCAAACTCGCCCTGCACGTATCTCGGACGCATGACAATCACCTCCCTCGGGAAAATCAGGAGCCTGAGGAACGCGAGCCGCCGCGAGAAAAAGCGCTGCGGATACGACCGGCCACATTACGCACCGCATTGCCGGCGCTCTGGAACAGGTTACGCACGATCCACCTCCTTTCCAGTAACGATGTGGACAAGAAAAATCGGGATCTACCGTTTCCAGCCTGCACTGCGGTATCTGTTCCATTCGTCGTTGAACCGCTTGTCGAACGCCCGGTCTCGGCGTGCCTGGGCGTTCTTCCATGACTGAGAAACGCCGGCTTCAAGATCGCTGACTCCCTGTTCCTTGCGTTTCTTCATCAACGCGCGCATCTTGAGGGTATCCTGCCATAGCTTCGATATACGTTCGTCGGATAAGCCCTGTTTGCGGTATTGGGATATTCGCTCTTTCGAGAAGCCGACGCCGGAAAGCGTTGAGCCCTTCGAGCGTGAGCGGGATGAGTTGCCGCCGCTCCCGCTGCTGGACGAGCGGGAAGCCGAAGAAGAGCCGCGTCGCATGAGAACCTCCCAATGAAAAAGCCGCCACATAGGGACGGCTTGAACGAAAAAAATATTGTTTACCGGTTCACGATCCGCTCGATCGCGACGCGGAACGGGACGCACTCACACGCAGGGCGGACACACCGCCACCGGATGAACCGGAAGAGCGACGCCCATACCCCGTATAGCGGATATCGTTGGTGCTCGCATAACGGACTCGCCTCATAACTCACCTCCCAGCTTCCGAGCTACGGCCATACCATCGAGGTATTTATCTCCGAGTTTGCGAAGACCATACTCGGCAAGGAAAGAATCCTTGTCGTCTCGCAACGGGAACGCGATGGCGAACCAGTATTCGGAATCGGTCGGCTCCACGAGCTTCCTGGGACTGCAAGCCGAAACCAGCGCCCTGTGCAGGGCGGCGAACTCGGTGAGACAATCCTTCTCCAGATCATCGGAGTACTTGACATCGGCGAGCGGGTCAGGCGTCTTCTCCGCGAACCCGAGACCACCACCGAAGCCGACGCCGGCACCGAACGCCACGGCGGACGACTTGGCCGGCTTGTACGGGGCGAGTAGCTTCTCGATATCACGGTACGCATAGATCCGGTGGTTTTCGCCGAAGCCAAACCGTTCACGCCACCGCGCCATCTCGGCGGGGGAGGGGAAACACAGGCACAACCAGAATTCGGTGTCGGTCGCATCCACGAACCGCTTGCGCTCCGCACGGGCACGCTCGCGGTATTCCTTCGCGTTCTCGTCCAGATTCTCCGGCACCGGCTTCACACGCTTGCCCTTGGGTTTTCTCTTCGAAAAGTCGAATCGGAAATCACCTGACATGATCCACCTCCAACAAGGGGAACCATTCAAGCAGCGTCGCGTAATCGTCCGGTGCCTTGTCCTTGAGCACCTTGGTGAAACGCTTGTCGATGCCGTCGAACGAACGCCCGAACCACGCATAATCACACGGCAGCTCGATATGATGCCCGCGAATGCAGTCCAATACCTCGCCCTTGAGCCAATCCCCGATAGGACTGACCTTCTTGAGATTGCGCCGCCAGTACCCGTACTGGACGAACGCGCCACGACGCTGAATCGAATCGGCGGCGCGCACGCCATCCGCGCACCACGTGCTCTTATCCAAGCCCACGTCGGCGCGGATGAAATCCCACATCTGCTCATACGACGGCTCAGGCAACCGCGCCGCCTCGATATAGCGCAACCGTTCGGGAGCCTGGAACACCGCATTGTTCAACCACCGGTACAGCGACGGGTGCGGATACCTTTTGATTCTGGTCTGGAACTTCTGCTCGAAATAATCCAGCTCCTCGTCCACGAACCTCAAACCGGGCACATAGTACAAATACGCGGGAACGACCTCGATGCCCATATCCCGCATCGCAAGCCACGCGGCGATAGAATCCTTGCCGCACGAAAACGCCAACAACACGGGCCTGCCATCAGCGGCCAGCTTCTCGCGCACCGCCAGACTCGTACCCTGATTGCGGATAACCGTGGTCACTTCGGCCACCTCCTTCCCGTCATGCGAATAAACCGCGAACGCGAATAAAACTCAACACCGGCACGCCGGAAACTCGACTCCGACGACTCCACGAACACATGCAACCCATGTCCACTGGACGAAACCTCCGCATAGATCGCATCCGGCAACAGCTCCAACGCCTTCGCGGGCGGACTGGTCAAATCAACATGGTCGAAATCCCAGCACGCAAGCCCATCGCCGAGCATGATGCCATAGCCGTCGCCGGCCTTCGAGCGCATGACCTCCGGGTATGACGCCCAGGTATCGGGATCAGTCGAACTGGCTGGTGACCCATCGCACATAATCGGGCGCTTGCCATCGGCGCGCACCCAACGGCGCAATGCCTTGAGTTCCTGCGGTATCTGATGTTTGCGGCTCCACGCCTTGCGGCATCTGTCCGAGCAAAACAGTCTCGGACGCCTAGGGTTCGGTGTGGATTGAAAGAAATGGCCGCAATTCCTACATTGGTTGACCATAGCTATAACTATAGCATATATCCCAATGGGTTGCAACCATAATTTCGTGACATATCAAAACTGCGGAGAATCAAACGTAACAGCCTCGAAAACAAGCGAGGCAAAAGTGTCAAACCAGCTCCGAAACGGCTCGCACGGGCGCTCGCAGGCGCCCCAACGGCCAAACGTACGATACTCCACGCGGATTGCGGGGGGATGCAGGCGCTATGAACTGTGGGGAGCCTTGCATGGGAGGGGGAGGGTATGGCCCCCGGTTACCATTGGCGGCTGATTGGGATGGTGTTTTGTGGTTGTTTTTTTGTGTTTTGGTGGCCTGTGGTGTTGGCGATTATTTTGTTGCTTTTTCTTTGATTGCAGATTCTGTGTGTGAGTTGTGTGTTGTCATAGCTGGTTGGTGATCCGCCTCGGCTGAATGGGATGATCTCATCGAGCTCGCAGCTGAGTGGGTGTGGTGTTTTGAGCGTGAGGTCTATGGGTTTGCCGCACAGCGGGCAGATCGGTATTGGTCCTTCGGCTGCGATGTGTCTGGCCTTGCATTTGCGGCGGGCTGCTCCATTTTGGTATCGGCCTGAGCCTGCCTTGTTGCTCATGTTCCCATCCTGTGTGTTTGGTGGCTTGGGCGAGATTCGAATTCGCGGTGGCCCGACATGGTTAGTCTGTTTTGACCACGCCGTCGCAATCACTGCGATGGCCGGTTAGTCCTCTACCGTACGCAAGCCGTGGCATACGCGGTTGGCTTCGATCCAACGACCTGCGGTTTTGGAGACCGCCGCTCTACCTGCTGAGCTACGCGCATAGGCGGTCATGCCGGTTGATTGCCATGGCACATGACCATTGGGTGGATATGAGTAAAGCCCCTGAACCGGTTGATTCAGAGGCTTCCACACTAATCCTGATACGGAGTATACCACGGGGTGGATTCACCCTACTCCTGTCTGTGTTTTGTTTTTTCAGGCGGCTTGGATGGTGAGGCGTCCGCCGAGGGCGTGGATTACCTTGGCGATGGTCTGGAAGCTGGGGTTTCCGTCCTTGCTGAGGCTTTTGTAGAGGCTTTCGCGCCCCACGCCCGCGTCCTTGGCGATCTGGGTCATGCCTCGAGCCTTGGCGACGTTGCCGAGTGCGGCCTGCATGAGTGCGGGGTCGTCGTATTCGGCTATGGCGTTGAGGTAGGCGATGATATCCTGTTCGTTTTCGAGGTATTCGCTGGTGTCGTAGTCGGTGATTTCGGTGCTCATTGCTGCTCCTTGTAGTCGTCGAGTATGGCGTGGGCTTGTTTGATGTCAGTCTGCTGGGTGCTTTTGTCGCCGCCTGCGAGCAGCAGCATGAGCACGTTGCCGCGCGTGGTGAAGTAGACGCGGTATCCGGCTCCGATGTGGAACCGCATCTCGCTGACCGGGCCTCCCACGGGTTTGATGTCGCCGAACGGCCTGCCGGCGAGCTTGCAGGCGTCGAGCCGGGCTTGGATGGCGGCTTTCGCCTCGCGGTTCCTGAGTTTCTTGAACCACTTGCGGTATTCGGCGGTTTGCTTGATTTCCATACCCTTATTGTATCTCACAGGCTACACTATGTCAAGCCGGGCGGCCGCTGGAACCCATCGCCAACGCCAGAATCTCCCGTATGTTGAACTCCCAGTAGCCGTCATCGACCGGCTTGCTGCTGGGCAGCTTGCCGCGGTTGAGCCAGTTGCTGATCTGCTTGCGGCTGACCTCGTACCCGTAGTTGTCCTTGAGCCATTGGCTCATGCCTGCTGGTGTTTTGGTCAGGTGGATTGCCTCGGCCTTGTCTCGGCTTTGTTCGCGCAGCTGTTGCACGTTGATGGGGTTGCCGCATTTGCACAGCAGCAGTGATTCGCCCTTCGCGGCCATGACCTCGTGTCCGCATTCGGGGCATACGCCGATTATCCGGCGCGTGCGTGGCCTGCGGTCCACGAGCGGTTCGATGCGCTCGCAGGTGTGGATGAGCCATGTCAGCCAATGTCCCGAACGGCTGGCGCGGCATAGGTCGGGCAGTCGTCGTGGCGAGTCCCTGAGCAGGGTCTGCCATCTCGGACGGCTTTCCACGCCGGTTTCGTTCCACATGTCCTGCAAGCCGTCCTCGGTCTGGTCGAGCATGTCCTGCGCGTGGAGGTTGATGGGCGCGGGCGCCGCGCCTCCTTGCGGTTTGCCGCCCGCTCCGGGTTCTCCGAGCTTGTAGGCGTGACGGGACACCTGTTGCAGGAGCATCATGTCGCGGCGGAGCCGGTGGAGCGTTTTCGCGTAGACGCGGCGGCAGTCCCGGCAGAGCGTCCATGGTGCCTCGACCTGTCGGCTGCCGCAGTATTGGCATGGTTCGGTGGTGATGAACATTATGTTGAAACCCTCCACGTTCCGGCTATGATGGTGCTTTGGTGAGCGTGCCCTCCGCCTGTTGGTGGAGGGTTTCGTTTTGTCTTTCGTTGGATTCAGTGTTTTTACGCTGAATTCAGTCATGTATTCGCGTGTGTTTATCGGTATTTTTCAGACCAGTGGTTCGATGAATTCCGGTGTCCACGCGTCCGCGCGTGATTTCGGCGGTTCGGGATGCTCGATCACGTACAGCACCTCGCTCAACGGCAAACCGAGGAGTTTCGCCGTGTACTCGGGTGTCGCGGCCTTGCCTTTATGCCATTTGAGTATCATCTCACGCTGGTTGTTCGTCGCGCTCATGATTCCTCCTTGAGTGTGGTGACATATTCGATGGCCTTGCGTTCACGTTTCGCGTACCTCTCGCACTTGCGTTTGAGACGTTTGAGGCTCATGGCGTATATGTAGGCTCTGAAGTCGCCGTCCTCGGTGATTCTGGCCTCGTACCGGCTTAGGGCTGATGCCATGAATTGCGCGGTCAGATGGTTGGTAAGCTGTACTCCGTTCATCCCTCCACCTCGGTTTCCTCGCCGTAATGGCCGTAGAGTTGGTCTGCCGCATCCTTGGTCGTGTAGAGGCATTTCGCGGGCGCTTGTTCGTAGTCGTAGATGGCGGCTGCGACGACCTCTCGAAACTCCTCGCGGGTGAATATCTTCGCCTTATAGCTCATCGTCTGCCTCCGTGACTTCCTCGCCGACTGGTAGGGTGCGATAGATTTTTGTGATTCGCCACGTGCCCGGCGTCTCGTGGATATGCTTCACAGCGGCCTCATAGGAATTGAAAGTGACGGTCGGATACAGCATCTCGATAGCCGAATCGACCAGATATTCTTCCTTGGTCTCCAACTTCATCGTCCGTCTTCCTGACTCATGTAGGTCAACGTGAAGCATTTATCACCGTTGCATATGCGGTTCCAAGCGGCGATATTGTATTGCAACTGATACGGGGCGGGCTTCCGTGAACAACCTCCCTCGAAGCCGAGCCCGCAGACAGTGCAGCGGAACATCACGATAAAGAACGTGTATTCAGGCAACCCCTGCACGCCGTCCCGCTCCCATTTCGCCTTGACCTTGCCCCCGCACTTGGGACACGGGCTAATCCTGTGGAACCTCACCAGACTCACCTCCCTCAAGAGGCGCGTTCAAATCCACCTGTTCGATACGCGCACGCTCCTGTAAGATGTTCGCGTATGTCCCCATCGCGTACAATTGGCTTTCAAGGAGCTGGAAGGAGCACGCGGGCGTGAAGTCCAACGTGCCCTCCGCGTAGCCCTCAAGCATGTGCGCCAGCTTGCTGATACGCTCCTGCAATTCTCGATGTTCGCGGATCATCCGCTGCTTGTAATCACTCATTCTTCTGTTGCCTTTCCTTGGTTGACTTCGTAAACCGCGCGGGCGAAGCCGAGCGGCGTCTTGCTTCGGTTGTTGGCTCTGTCCTTGCCGCTCATGTACCAGATACGATTCCGGTCAGCGGGAGGAAGAGTCATGTCCTGGTTGCGAGGCGGCATTTGGAATCCCCCCCCCGTCCAAAGGCACGTTTTTTTCGTGTAATTGTCCAAGGGCTCGTAGGCCGTGTAGTCGCACGGGTCGAACGTGTGGGAGGGTTTGCCAAAAACACGGCTGAGTACGCTCACCGGGTTCTCAACCATGTACGGGACGCCGCTCATTTCACCGATCACCCGGCATTGTTCGGCAACGCTCACGGCCTTCGCCTGAAACATGTGGTCGGCCTCGTACTTACGGGCGAACCATTGCGCTCCACTCACCGCCATATCCGTACATGGCGGGAACCCGGCCACGAACGCGAGCCGGCCGGAACGGACCAGTACGCTGATCTGGTCGAACGCTTCCTCGATGGTGCAGGCCAGTTTCAGGTAGGCACCGTCTTCATGGTCGCAACCATGCTGCGGGTCCACCAACACGGCTTGATACCCGTGTTCCACCCAAGGGCGGGCCATGACACCGGTCAGGTCGCATAGGCACAGAATCGTGTCACGCATCATTCCTCGATTTCTTCGCCATTCGTTGCAGATCTCTTTCGCAGAGCCGATTCAACACGGGGTATAGCCATGCAGGCGGGGTCATGTGATTCCACACGGGGCATTTCTTCCAGTGTTTTTCGGCTCGGGGGCATCCGTATTGCCCGCAGTAGGGACATCGACGGTTTCGGCATTCCAATTGGCCAGTGCGGTGAACCTTGATCCAGCGTTTCTCGCACCAGTCACAGCAATGAGTGCTTCCTGTGAGCAGGCGTAAGACAGTTTGCGGAAACGATGGAGGTTCATCAATGATCGGGTGGATGTTCATGCTTCCACCGCCTTGTATCCGCATTCGGTCAGAGACTGCTCGTTAACAATCACGTCAGAGCATGGGCCGTATGGGTTGTCCGCGACGAACAGTTCTGCTCCCGGTAGCACGTCTACACCTAGATACATGCCAGATCGGGAGGAGGTAAAGCAAGCCACCTTGTCTATGATGATTAATTCAGCATCCTGGTTGTTTCGGTATTTTTGGCCCACCTCGATGTTCATGCTTCCACCGCCTTGGCCGGACGGAACGGAGCTTGAGAGGTCACGTGCTTGCTGTTGAGGCCCGACCAAACAGACCCGGTGACGGGGGATTCCGGGTCACCGATAAGCAAAGCGACCAACTTCGAATTGTCCAGGCCGGAGATGGCGACGCTCCACAAGGCATTGTCCTTATCCCACCACAACCCGTCATGGTCGGGCAGCTTCGGCTTCCGACGCAAAGCGTAGGCGAAATCATCGGAGTCGATGCAGTACTCACCGTCTATCTCGCTGATGCGGATACGCAGGAGCATGTCGCCTAGAGGGTCAGGCTTGAGATCGATGACGCGGAAATGGTTTCCCTCCGTCGTGCAGGCAATATCGCCCACCTGCACGTTTTCGATGTTGTCGATGCGCTCATACTCGGGGTCATCCACCAATTCGATGGTATCGACGTAACTGGGAATGACGGGCGGCGTATCAGATGATTCAGCCGAGAACACGTGTAAATATGTTCGATGCGCGTCGAGCTGCATCGAAAGGTGACATATACCGTCCGTGTCTCTGGAACGCCGTATGAGCTTCCCTATGAATACGTCTCCGTTCTCCATTGTCACCTTGACTCGCTGATCGAGATTCTGAATCTCCATAAGGGTCTTGCCTTCCCAGAATGGTTTCTCACTGCTCATTGGTTTTCCTCCTTTTTGCCTGCTTCGAGCGCATCCAACAGGTCGCATTCGGCGAGCATGAGATGCGCCTGGGCACGGGTCATTGATTTCAGCGTCTGCGAGTCGCTGCCGGCCATCCAGCCGAGAGAGCTCACTTTCTCCTCGAGCGTGTGGGTCTGCGCCGCTAAGACGCGCAATCGTTCGTCAAGCAGTGCGGTCATCGGTTTCCTCCGTTTCGTCGTTGATTGATTGTTCGATTTCGATGCACAAATCAAGCGCCGCCGTGAAACCGGCCTGATAGGCGTATAGCGCGGTCTCCGGCCGGCTCATGCCGCCAATCTCCGTGGCCTCCAACAGCCACGCCATCGCACGCTCCTGCGGGGTCGGGAACTTTTCGGCCATCACGCGCCCCTCAGAATCGAGCCGAGTGAGGCAGCACCCAGCTTCTGGGCACCTGCGAACCGTCTGGCCGTGGAACGTGACTTCGGCTGCGCGGCGGGCAGTTCGAGTGGGTTGCGCATGGTCAACGCCTGCTGCTGCGCCTGCTCCGGGCCGTTGCCGAGCATCCGCTGGCGGCGGTACATCCACGCCTCGTCCGCGGATAGGCCCCGCGCCTCGCATTCGCGCGCTATCTGCGCCTCAGAGGGCTTCGACTCGTTGCGCATCCTGCGCACGATGGCGTTCACATCGCCGGAACCGCACCAGCAACCCGTGCTGTTGTCCGCGTAGAAGCGCTTCACCGCCTCCAACGCCTCTCCCAGCGTCATGTCCGCGCGAAGCTCCTCGTGGAACGTGCGAGCCTCCAAGTCGGTGATGGCCGCGTTGCCGTGGTGGACGCGAATCTTCGCCAGCACGAGCGTGCTTTCCTTGAGCGTCAGCATGTCAGTACTCCTTCCCATGATTGGTTTTCGGCGGCTTCCTCGGCCGCGTAGTGGGCTATCAGTGCCGCGTTCGCGTCCTGGTTGGCCTGCGAACGGTTCCACGCCGATGGCGAGGGGCGTGCGGTCGGCTCGGGTTTGGCCGGCAGCGGGTCATCGTCCCAGTGTTCGCCGTCCAGCCAGTTCGCCGGGGTGAGCGTGTAGCCGGGTTCCCGGTTCGGGTCGGCGGCGTACCTCGACGCCTTGGCGATCAGGAACGTGTTGTTGGTTTTCCTCCGCGCCTTCCGCCAAGCCTCGAAGGCCTTGCGTTTGCCGGTCTTGCGTGGATAGGTCTGCCAGAACTGCTCGAACTCGATGGGATAATCCTCGTCGGCGCTCTCTGCGGCCCCCTCGGCTTGCGAGGGGGTTTGGGGGAGAGAGAATTCTTCGTTAGAAGAATTCTTTTGGTTATTGGTTATTGGTTCTTGGTTCTTGGTTAAAGAGTCCCAGCGTGACTCGGGTGTGACATTCGAATTGTCACGGCGTGACATGCTTGTGACATTCGTTTCGTCCCAGCGTGACTCGGGTGTGACATCGGCTTCGGAACGCTGCTTGCGCTTGCGGTTGCGAGCACCCTCCGCCCTCGTCTCCACCTGTTCGCGGCTGGACTGATGGGAAAGATAATCGTGGATGCGGTAGGAGCCGTCGTCCGAACGTTCGAACATGCCGACCTTGATCAGCGCTTCGATGTCCTCTTCGGTCGCGTTGAGCTGGTAGATCACGTCGTCCTCGCTCATCACGCCGTCGTTGAGCACGTCGGAACAGAAGGAAATGGCCATGCAGTACACTCCAAGTGCGCTCGGACGCATACGCTGTAGCTTCAGCACTTTCGTGTTCGAATGGAAGCCGTTACTCAGCTTCCCGTAGCCCTGTCTGGCCATCAGTCCGCCTCCTTTCTCTTGTCTCTTTGGTATTCGGCTATCAATGCCAGCAGTTCGGGGCTGGCGGCGATTATCTCGCTGGGCTTCAGCCCCTCGCCATTGGTCTTGGGTTTGCGGTGGTAGCCGCCACGCAAACCGGTGCGACGGCTGCCACCGATGTAGGTATGAGGGTTAATCCTGGCCATCGTCCGGCCCCAACGCCAAGCCGTCGTTCAGCAGGAGCGCGAACAATTCGAGCGGCATCCACACGAGCATCGGATTGGAGGGCACCGGCCTCGATTCGCCGCGCAGCCGGTTCGCGAGCTCGCGGCGAATCCGGTAGTCCGGTCCTAACACGTGCCCCATGTGAGTGGCGAGGAACCGTTCGAGCGTTCCGATGTCGAACACGGCCATCTGCCGGGCCATGCCCTTGAGGCTTTTCACGCCCACGCCCCTGCGGTGTTGGATGAGCACCCCGTAGGGAGTGTCCATGTTCGCCATCTCCACTTTGAGCTCCCGCCAATGCTTGCGATAGTTCGGCATCTTCGTGTCCTTGCATTCCACGCACACCGGCTCGCCATGGAACATGACGCCGATCAGATCGCCCTGGTCGGCGTTGCCATGCAACGGCATACGGTCGATGCGCGTGTCCTGCAACGCCCACGCGAGGTAACGCACGGTCCACGTCTCAAGGCTCGTGCCCTTTTTCTTGGCGGGGTTAACCATTCTGCTCACCGTCCTCGTGTGCGGCTTCGATGGCGATGGTCTCGAAGTTCGGCTGCTCGGTGGGGAACATGCTTTTGAGCGTGTCCATCGTCTCCGCGATGGAGAACTCGGAACTGCATGAGATGTGGTCGCCCATCGTGTACTCGAAACGCTGGCCGCAGACACGGCACCAGCGCGGCAACGGGTTCCGTTTCAGCAGCTGCTGCGTCTCCCTCAGGTCGGTGGTGCCTTCCTGAGCCCATACGGGTTTCTTGCAGCGCGGGCACAGCGACCAGGGGGGGGCGTTTCACGACCGGTTTGGCCGGCGCGAACAGCTTCTTCATGGCCTTCTCCGTGGAACCGAACACCAAGGGCCACGAGTCCATGATCTGCTGATATCGTTCCTCCGGCCGGTCCTCGAAATCATCACGGAACCGGTTGAATTCCTCGATGCCGTGGAAGATATGGCTCGAGGCGAGCCACAGCAGGGTCACGGCCACGTAGTCGGGGTAATAGCGGTTAGGTTGCACGCTGACGCGCACGGTGGTGTCGTAGGAGAGTCCCGCCTCCGCGTCCAACGCGCTGTAGGACACCTCCATCGAGTGTGCGAGCGTAATCAATTGGTCTTTTTCAGCGTTCAATGTGATACTCCTCTTCGGCTTCCTCTTCGCATTCCGGGCATGGAATCGGCCGTGCCGGGTACAGCGTGCAGCCGTGCTTCGGGCAGACCGGTTCCACGTCCGTCGGCGTCTCATCGTGATACAGGTGCAACATGGTCAGAACTCCGGGTCGCTTCCGCCGTTGGCCCACGGGTCGGAGGCCGGTGGCTGCGACTGCTGGTATCCGCCCTGCGTCTGCTGCGTGTAGCCGCCCTGCGCGCCGTAACCCTGAGACTGTCCGCCGTTCTTCTGGCGAACGTTGGTGATGGCGACGGCGCTGGCGTTGACGTTGCAGCTTGCGGCGGGCTCGCCCTTCTTGTTCGTGTAGGCGTCGAGGCCGCTGATTTCGCCCACGATGGTCACGTCCACGAACTGGTCCTGATTCTGACGCAGCTGGGCGATCTGGTCGAACACTGGGTTGAGGTTCGCGTAGCCAGCAGGCCACACCGAGTAGTACTGTTCCGGCTGGCTGACCCAGTTGCCGTTCCGGTCACGGTAGCCCGGCGACACAGAGACGCGCAGGAACCGTTTACCGTTCTTCGTCTCCTGCACGCCCCACGCCGTGCCCTGGATGATGATGCTCGTCCTGCCCGCCATGGTCACTCGCCTTCCTTCACGCTGGCCTTCAACTGGCCCAGCACCTTGTCAAGCTCCGCTTCGGTCAGCTCATCGCTTGCCTTCACCTCACGATTCAGAATCTTCGTGATGGTCTCGCACGCCTCCGCGTCCGAAGCCACGCCCAACGCCTGGAAGCGGCGAATCATCTCCGCACGCTTCACATCCACCGGGGAAGGCTCCGCCTCGGGCTGGGTTTCCTGTTGCGGCTGTTCGGACTCGTCCACGCTCACGTCAACCGGCGAATCATCCACCGTCTCGTCGGGCAGGGGGCGGAACAGTTCGGAATAGTCGGGCGTGGTCTCGTCGGAGACGGCCGCGGACTGGGCTTCGACGCTCACCGGGAGCCATTTGAAGCTGCGGCGCACCACCGTCTTCAACGCCATGGCCTCATAGTCGGTGCGCCATGGGCCCTTGTTGCCTGCGGGGCTGCGGCGTTTGACGGCCTCGACTTCTTCCTTGGTCATGTGCACGAACACGCTTCCTGCAGGCAGCAGCTGGGCGTTCACATACACGTCGGTCAGCGTGGCCTCGGTGTGCGGCACGCCACGGGTGGCGCGGAACTTGAAGTGCTGGCCGGTCTCATCCTCCCAGTAATCGAATTCGTCGCCCTGGTACACGGCCTGCGCGTGAATGCTCTTCAACTGGCCGGAACGACGGGCCAACGCGATCATGCCGCGATAGCCGAGCACGAACATGGCCTCCTTCTGGCCGGTGCGCATGTTCTTGTTACCGAATGGCAGGATGTAGGCCATGCCGAGCCCGTTCACGTTCGACGGTTCCAGACCGAGGCTCGTGCAGCGCATGAAGCATGACAACACCGATTCGACCGAGCAGCTGGCCAGCTGGGGTTCGCGGTTGATGGTGCTCACGTACATCTGGTAGAGGCGCTTCTCGCTCATCTCCTGCGGCATGACCGCCGCGATGCGAGGCCAGCTCTTCTCGAGCAGCTGCTTCATCTGGCGCTGCGGGTTCATGGCCTGCATCTGCACGTTCTGCGCCTGTGTCGCTAACTGTCCCATAATCGGTTCTCCTTTACTTGGTTTTCTTCGGTTTGATTTCGCTGAATCGGAAGGTGCGGCCCTCCCATGGTTCGACCACGCGCGTGTAGCCCTTGCGTGAGGAATGCTTGTAGGTGGCCTGCAGGTTGCCGCAGCGCACCCCCTCGTGGTCTCCGATGTAGGTGAGGATGCAGTCCTTCAGCTCCTCCTTGCGTGTCTTCAGTGCGTTGAGGTCGGCGGCCGCCTGCCTGTAGTCGGCCATGAGCTCGCGCAGATCAGTGCTGTCGCTCATGTCCTCGATGCCCTCCGCGGGCTCCGGGTAGGCTTTCGCCACGTCCGCGCCGGTGAGGGCGGGCATCTCGTCACGGGTGACGAAACCCCAGAAGTCCTCTGCCGCATGGATTACGGCGCTCACATCGTCCTCGTCGCGTTCGAAACGCACCTCCACCGGCTCCGCCTCGCCGATGTCCGCGTAGAAATACCCCCAGCGGAAGCCGGTGACGGCCATGTAATGCGTGACCTGCGCCATGTAGTACTGCGGGGCCACGATCTCGCCCGTCTCGTCGTGCCAGTCGGTGCGCCCACGGTTCGCGTTCGCCGTCTTGATCTCGAGAATGCCCCACGAATCGCTCTCCTCGTCGTAGACGAAGCCGTCCAGCGAGGCGTGCATCAACGGATGCTGCTTGGAGACCAAGGAAATGTCGGTGCCGTCGATGACCGTCCATTCCGGGTGCATTTGGCGGAACCGGCGGCGTAGTTCGACCTCCAAGGCGTTGCCCTTGACGATCGCCCACTTGCCGCTGATATCCTCCGGCTGCTGACGGTTCGTCTTCTCCAACCACAGGTCGTAGGGGGTCGAGTACGGGTTGAGGCCGAGAATCGTGCTCATGTCCGAGCCGCCGACACCCAGTGCGCGGAACGCGTGCCACGCACTCTCACGCTCCTTCTTCGTGTGCTGGCGGAAACGGTGCACGTCGAACAGTCCGGTCGCCTGCGCTGCCATGTCAACGGTCACTCGCTTCATTCCTGCTCCTTAGCTTCGACTTGCTGACGTATTCCACTCGCGCGCTCACCCTGCGCCGTTGCCTGTCGGTGACGACCATGCCCGGCAACGGCATCACGTACAGGTACGGGTTGCCGGTCTGACTGTTCCGGTCGCTGATCAGATCCATAAACTCCACGATCAGTTCGCCCGGCGTCATGCTCATGCCCTCGTCCGTGATCGGGCTCCATAGTTCCACCGTGTCCGTCATCCATATCCTCTCGTAGTCCGACGAGCCGCAGCCCGGCCTCGTGGATGCTCAGGCCAATGAGGCTCGCGAGGCTCTGGCGCGTGGGGTGGGCGGTCAGGATGTCCAGATTCTTGAGCAGCTTCCCGGCGACCGCCAGCCACATGTCGTTCGGCAGATCAGTCATACAGGTATTGCTTGTGGGTTCGTTGGTTGTGCTGGTCAAAACGGTTCACCTCCTCGACGCGGAAGCCGAGCACCTGTCCCGTGTCCGGGTCCAATACCGGCACGGGCCCCCAGCCTCGGGTGAGCTTGTTCTGGATGGTTTTCTTCGCCCGCCCGTAGTGTTCGGCGAGCTGGGCCACACTCATGAGATTCGGTGTTTCCGCGCTCATGGGGTTATCCTTTCTGTTGAGAGTTTTTCTTCTCGCCCCCGTGCCAGCGGGGGCTTTCTTTTTTTTGAACTTGCGTTCGTGGACGGCCACGGAGTCGAACCGTGGTCCCGGTCTTTGCCGCGCACACATGACCTACGCGATCTCGACTGGGGGCAACCTGCACCGCCCTGGGCGGGATATCGGAGAATAGACCAAAGCCGACATCCCGCCGGTGCAAGAAAACTGACACCGTATCTGTCAGTCGGTTTTCAGTTATCAACGTGGGTTACCGGTTTTCCTTCCGCTTGGCCGGCCGGTTTTCCACGCCGTCCGGCAAGACTGTTATTCGACGCCCGCCTCGCTCAAAACGAGGCACAGGAGCCGCAAGGGAACGAGCCCGAAGCCCATGAGCGCGGCCAACCCGTTGCCGATGGGATGCGCGCAACCCGTGTGGGTCATCACCCAGCCGATGCACACCGCGAACACGAGAATCCAGAAGACGAGACGACTCATGAAACCTTGGGACGGCTCGGTGGCTTCCGGCTTCCGGTAGCCGCTGAAGTGATGGCCGTAATCCTTGGTGTTCATTTCGAGTCCTTGAGTGCTTGGTTGATTTCCGCTTTCATGGCCTTCAGGCCGCTCTTGGTGACCCTCTGGATCGTGTGTCCGTCAAGGGTGACGGAGAAGAGGCACGGGTATCCACGGGACTCCAACTCTGGGGTGCGCGCCACCCGGAACTCACGACAGTCGTTACTGGAAAGGACGGCCATCACGCCACCTCCTTCGCATGAATCTGCGCGTCAAACGCCGCGGAGCGAATGATGTCCTGAGTCGTGATGCCGAGATAATCGGCAATCTTGCCGAGGTCTCGGGTGGAGAAGTCCTTTTTGAAGGAGAAGCGGTCATAGACGTACTTCGGGTTGCGGCCCAATGCCTCGGCTAGGCTGCTTCCATCTTTGCCGCAGCGGGCGGCTTCGGCCTTCACTGCCCGAATGATTCGGGTGGAGGTTTCATCGAGTCTCATATTTGGCACAGTTCACATAGTGCCATATATGGGACTGCAACACGCCCGAATTTGGCTACCGAATGCAAAAAGTCCCAAAAAACGGTACTTTTATTACATGACAGATAAGATGGCAGCATTCACCGACCAGGTAATTCAAGCACTGGAAAACGCACGACTCGACGCGAACATGACAGTAAATGAGCTCCTCAGGAGGTCAGGGCTCAAACGCTCAAGCTACTTCCGAAAAATGCGAGGCGACACTGAGCTTACGACCGGCGACATCGACAGGCTTGCCCGAGCGCTAGGACGCGATCCCATGCTTGTGCTGGCCGAGGCCGCCGAACAGGCGCAAGTGCAGAGATCAATTGACAACATCTTGGGCATGGCGGCAAAGCGTGGCGACACCGAAGCCGAACAAGAGGCCTATGAGGAGATGCCGTGACGATAGACATAGAACAGGAAGCCAAACGGTATGCGCGAATCGTGATTGCCCCCATACAGGCTGGATACCAAGGCCTGTACGACGTGCGAACCGAAACAATCTACATAGCGGACAACCTCACCCCAACCCAATACCGTTGCGTGCTGGCACATGAGGTCAGCCACGCGAAACATCGCGATAGGGGAGGCCATGTCGATCGATACACCGAGCAGCGTGCCGACATGGAGGCTGCGCGAATGCTCATAAGCCAAGCCGACTACGTTACTGCCGAAATCCTATACGGCAACGACGAATGCGCGATAGCAAGAGAATTAAACGTAATGCCATGGGTAATCCGGGCATACAAAAACTGGCTGCACGACAGCGTGGCCGCATAGGGTGAAGAGAGCTTATGTTTGGTTTTCTCAAAAACGTGTCGCGTGGACCAGCAGCTAATATGGCGAATATTGCCGTTCCGCCCACACCGCAGAACGTGATGACCGGACCCGTTGAGTACAAAGTCTACGTGTACGACAATAGGCCGCTTCTTCGCATCCCTCCCGGGCACAGGTTCCTCACGGGCATAGTCAGGCAGCGGGCAATACTCACGAGCGTCCTCACCGATACTGAGTACGACACCGCAGACGGCGGATATGCGCTCGCGTACAATGGGGCGATATTCGGCGTGCTGTCCTCATGGAAGCTCTGCGATTATCTGGACCGCTACGGATTCGTGTACATCGAATGCGTGTGGAACCAGTGGTACGACTTCCCGCACCGGTTCCCGCTCGTCGTGGCCCTAGGCCGCGAACTGAAGAATGGGGCTGACATAGGAGCCGTCTTTCATAAAACCGTCAGCAAGCATTCTCCCGTAATAGAACGTCTTCTGAATGGCATCCCGGAAGCGACATTGCCGGCCGAAGTCACAGCTCTACCGGTTCCAAAAGGCTCGCAGGCGAAGCCCCATGTGGCAATCACCGTTGGTGGCGAGACGATATGCGAAATCGGCGCACGCTCGTGGGATTATACGAATCTTGCGTCTCTTGTCGGAATGAGAGGAGGCGTGAGACTTCAGCGATGGGTATCCCGATATGAGGATGATGACGATGGCTACTATTACGTGATAGATCTCATCAGATAAGAATTTGCCCTGCTGACGGTGCAACGTCAGCAGGGCTTGAAGGAACCACCAGACCACCAGAGAAATGGAAAGGAGGACGCTTCGCCTCCCATCCTAGCCGATGGGCGGGGCGAAGCACACCCGAAATGGCGAACGTCACCAGATACAAGACCAGCAAGGGTGAGACTCGGTATCGAGTACGATACCGCAAGCCGGACGGCACGCAGACCGACAAGAGGGGCTTCCGCCGCAAGATAGACGCGGAGAACTGGGCGGCGGAGCACGTCACCATCGCCAAGGCCACCAACAGTTATATAGATCCGCAAGCCGGGAAGGCGACGGTGGAAGCATTGTGGCCGTCATGGATAGCCGCGAAGAAAGTCAAGTGCAAGGTAAGCTACATCGACTCGCTCGAAAGGGAGTGGAATCATCGCGTGGAACCCATGTGGGGGAGCCGCGAGCTCGTATCCGTCACACACTCCGAAGTGCAGGAATGGGTGGCCGCGTTGACGGCGGCCGGGTCAAGCGCCACCGTGGTATTGCGCGCCGAAGGCATCCTATCCGGCCTGTGCAAACAGGCAGTGCGTGACCGGCTCATAGGCTCCAACCCCTGCGACGAGTTGGAGCTGCCGAGGAAGCACCGGAAGGAGCACCGGTATCTGAGCATGGCCGAACTGCTATGCCTGGCGGAAGCGTCGGGCTGGCGCAAACTCATTGTGCTGGTCCTGGGCTTGACCGGCATACGCTGGGGAGAGCTCGTGGGTTTGCAGGTCAGGGACGTTGATTTGCGACGCCGCCGGCTGTGGATACGCAGGAACGCCACCGAGGTGCAACGTGAGATAGTGGTCAACACTCCTAAGTCGGACAAGTGGCGTCAGGTCGTGTATCCGGCAATGCTGGACGATGACATGCGGGCGTTGTGCGAGGGCCGCAAGCCCGACGATATCCTCTTCGAGGCTCCGGGCGGCGGCTACCTGCGTCGCACGCATGGGCCCAACACGACAAGCTCGTGGTTTTACTGGTCTAAG